TTTCATTCCACTTCCAAGTGTATAAACCAATATCTTTATTTACTTGTCCTACTTTTCTAATGTTTTCTTTTAAACGCATATCAGAAGGCAGCATACTAGGTGCATTCCAAAATCCTGCTGTTGGATTGTATCCAATTGCTTGACCAAGAAGTCCAAGACCCTGTCCTACAGCACCTGTGAAAAGACTATCCGGCCCACCACCAAAAACATCTTTTAAAAGTCCTTCTAAATACAGTCTTTCAGTTGCTGCTGCGTTTGATTCTCCACCTAACAATGCTTCAAGACCACTCATCCCAAGCTCTCCCTGAGTAACTACACCTTGTAGCCCAGCTCTACCTGCAATATCAGACAAACTAACAGCAGGTTGTAACAACTGAAGAGCCTGTTGTTGTGGTAAGAAAGCAGCTTGTACACCGCCAAGTCCTAACTCAGCCTGAAGTGCCTGTTGCTGTCCACCAAGACCAAGAGCCTGTGCTATAAGACCTGCTCTTTGCTGTTGTTCTGCGCCTGCTTGCTGTCTTGCCATCAAAGCGTCAGCAGCTTGTTGTTCTTGTATTGCTTTCTCCATAGCAAACTGCTCTGGAGTGCCTCCGAACATATCTGTTCTAACGCCAGTGCGCCCTTGACTAAACAGACGCTCTTCTAAAGCAAGCCTTTGACGTTCCTGTTCAGGCTGTCTAAGAGCCTGTAGCTGGCTGTATATGTCCTGCTGTGCGCCTCCTATGCCCTGACCTAACAACATACCTTGAATACGCTCTTGCTCTGCCTGAAGTGTTCCCGGCCCAATAGCACCAACTAACTGCTGTGCGCCACTACGAGCTAGAGCTTTTAAATCAGCTTGCTGAGACTCTGGCATAGTGACAGTGACACCACCTTCTTGACCAACAGAAATACCCGGCCCAAGACCTGTGCTAACAGTGAACGGTTTAAACGTCCCAGCAGCAGCAGTAGATAAAGTCGTGCCTAGTCCTTGCGCTCTATCGTAGGCAGTCTGCCCTATAGCTCTTTGATCTGCTGCTAACTTTTCAGCTAGTTTGTACTCGGCTGCTAATTCTGCACCACCGCCTACTATATCTTGCCATCCCATCTGTATTACCTCTTTAAATTAGTCTGCCCAACAAGGCAAGAATATCTATCTTCTGAATTGAGAACGGTGCGTCATTCACGGTAGCTTCTATACCTACAGTTACCACATTACCATTACCTGTCCCGTTAAAGCCGTTAGTGTTAATAATAATACTAGCTGAATACTCTGCATCTGCTGTGTTGTACTCTGACAACCCGTACTCAGCTATCTTCTTGTCAGCAAATGTAAAAGTCTCTTTGGTGTAAGAGGAACTGTAATCGTATCCCCAGTTAAGTACAGCCTGAGTGTTCTGCCCGCCAATAATAGTAAGCGTAAACTTCTTTAAGAACTTTAAGTTGGCAGCATTGCCAAAGTCTAGTGGATTACTAAAGTAACTTAGCGTGTACTGTGAGCCATCATCGTTATAGCCTTCGTACTTGGTTATACCTGTAGCGTGTCCAAAGTATATTGTTCCATCTTCTAGCCTGTGGAAACACAGAGGCTCTATCTGACTCCATGTAGTAACCCTGTAACTACTATCTTCTAACGGGCTTCTTATATCAAAGCAGTACACAATGTTCTGTGATGGGAAGTTAAGCAGGTAAAAAGCATTCTCCTGACTGTAGACAGACTTAATGTTTCCTGTCTCACCAGCCAGTGTGGTTGTTAAATCGTTCCTGACATTCCTACTAATATCCCTAAGAGGTGCAGACTTTTCCTGTATTGTTCTAGCTAAAGACCTAACACCCGTAGAGCTAAGGAACACTAAGTCAGTACCTACGTTCTGTACTGTATCTCTAGCGACACAGCCTATGTTGCCTACGGTATCAGCTAACACCATAGAGGCAGGACTCGTAGCTCCTTCGTAGATAAGGATGGAGTTCTTTCCGAATATCACTAGGAGGCCGTTATGGGCCGCTAGAGCCGTTATCTCATCGTACCCGTTAGGCCAGTGCTTGGTAACGTCTAACGAGCCTGTAGAGCCACCAGAGAAGCCTGAGCCGTTAAGCAAATCAGACCAGTAAACAGTGGACTTGTCAGTTTCAAAGTCAGCTATCCATATTCTACCATAAGCAGCCAGTATCTCATTGCCTTCTGGCGGTGTGCCTGTAGCGTGTGCATGGCTGGACATACCTTCTACTGCACCAGCATGGTCTGAGTAGATTAAAGGTTCGTAGCCGCGCTGTACCATGTAGGTGTGGTCATTAAAGTTAACTGCCTTCCAGTTGTTAGCTGTTATAGTGTAAGCAGCAGGAGTAGCGTCTACTAATGTAGTAGTCCCTGTGAATATCTTGTTATTACCAGCAGACAAAACAACTACATTACCATCAGAGTCTCTGTACTCATGTATCATCTCTAAGCCAACACTAGAACCAAGAACAGAAGCCCCGTTAGTGGTCACTTCTGTATAGCCTTGTCTAGCTCCTACACGCCCGTATTGGTCAATCACACAGTTGTCCGCGATAGACGCAAAGGACGGATTAAGTCCTATGGGCGAGTCCTGTGTGTTAATACCAAAGAAGCCGGGAGCTGCAATGGTAATGTTCTGTAGCTGTTGTGCCATTAAACGGCTCTCCACTCAGTTTCGTGTGGGAAGTGTCCTGCGTCCAGAGCTATAGCATCTGACAGTGAAGTGTTAGCTATAGCAAAGTATTCCTGTGTAGATGTACCGCCTGTTTCTCCACGCTCTCTCACAGCCATTGCAACAGCTAAGTGAATGATAGGACTGGGCGGTAGTATGCAAGTAGCAGCGTCTTCTTCTAGCTTAGGCTCACGACTAACTAAGTCAAACCGTAAAGAGTACACACCGTTAGGAGTAGGGTACACTTCTATAGTACGATCATCGTTAGCGTCAACACCTGAGAACACAAAGTACAAAGGAGAGCCTGTAGCTACCTCTGAGATAAACTGTCTTTCGTTAAAGCGTCCTCTTGAGTCCTGTACCATTCGTAAGTTGTTAGTGTCGTTGATAGCATCTAAGAGTTTGTCTTTAATACCAGAGTCTGTCAGGGTGTATGTATAGTCGTCTGCTGTTGTAGTAACAACAACCGTCTTACGCAAACCAGACCAATCCCAAGCATCTTCTACAAACTCTTTAGCGTCATTAACAAACTCACCAATCATAGCAGAGTAGGTATTCTGAGTTACTGTAGTGACTTCGGCTTCACGGAGTCTTTTCATTACATTGTTTACTAAGTTCAAGTATGTCATCTTATACCCTGTATCTCTGTGATATACCACTCAACAGATACTGTGGAGCAGCCATAGGAGTGTTCTGTGTTAATCGTCCTACTAAAGGAATGTTCTTGTCTAGCTTGAACAGGTCAGGTGCTAGTACCTCTGAAGTTGTTCTGTTGGGGCTGAGAGCAGCAACAAGCATACCATTACCCTCTCCATTACCGTTGCCATCACCATCTCCGTTGCCTGTATCAGTACCTGTGGGAGTACCTGTATCAGTACCTGTGGGAGTACCTGTAGTAGTGATTATAGGAGGAACTGGGGGAGGCCCTGTAGGAGTAATTATAGGAGTACCACCGCCACCACCAGTGTCATCGCTGCCAGCTATCTCCTCTGGAGTTTTTCCAGTAGCATCAATAATGTCTTGATCAGTAACTCCTTTGTTCTTCATCTTTGTTCTGAGAACATCCAGCGTAATGTTAGGGTTGTTCTCTAAGAAGATGTTGATGCTTTCAGCCTTGTCTACTTCAGTCTCATCAATAATAAGCTCTCCATCACCACCACTATAGTAACCACCTTCTTGGTACAAAGTAGTGTCACCTACTTCTCTAACAGCTCCTGTGTCCACATTAGTCATCACACCGTCTTCAAACAACCAACGATTCTGTTCGTTTAAAGGAGGAAGGTTACGTTGTTCTATGTAGCCTTTAACACTATCCTGTCCTGTAGCTTCTGTAAGAACTTCAGCAGGAATGTCATAGGCTTCTATCAC